GCCTGACAGGTTTGGTGTTGTCATTCGTAAAGGTCAAATAAGTTGTCGGCACCGTGGTCGCCGGGAATGGCCCCGGATCATCGCCCTGGTCTGCGAATGCGCGCCACTTCCATCTCGCATATATGTACTCAGGCATTCCCTCATAATCTGGGAGAGTAAGAATCGAATGCACTTCATTTTCGGTGTGGTCTGCGTATGTAGTGCTCCCATAATCCACTTGGATAAATTCGTATCCACCGGCGCCACCAAATGGGTCATCCACATAATTTTGATACCCAGCAGACCAGTAATGCGTATATCGCACCACTTCTGATCCATAAAACAACGGCAACCATGGTGTGGTGCCGACTTCTCGATATTGCCCGCCAAACCGTACCGTGTGGAGTTCGCTGGCTGAATCTCCAATGTGGTACAAACTACCGACGATATCCACGGCAATGCGCGTCGTGTTCTCACTGCCAGTGCGAGTAATGTATCCCGTAGCATTATCGAGTACGGCATTGATCGCCAGGGTATCGACGTTCCCAGGGAACCGTTTCAGTTTCCCGGCACTGTCTGACCATTCCAGCTCGACATCGCGATAATTCCCGATCGGTGTCTCACCAATCTTCAGGCTTGATACGATAAGGTTCGATAACCCGAAATTGAAGACCATGTGAAGATACTGATCTTCTGCACTGAATTCGGTATAGGGTTGTATCCCGAGATCAGGTACAAATTTATGTGTACCATACGCCAGTGGCATTGGCTGATATGGCCGCATCCGGTTACGCGCGCCACTGAGGTTATAGGTCGGCGACGTGCTGTCCTGTTGAGCAGTGATATCAGGACGGCGATTAGGAACCAGGGCGCTAACCAACATCGTGCCACCGACAGCCACGACACCGCCGGCGACAGCCGCCAAACCTTCACCTAATATAGCCACGCCCGCCGGTCCAGCGATCCACGCGGCTACTGCCAGCACTGCAAGGGATAATACTATCTGAAGCGGATCGGAATCCCCGCCACCCTGCATGATAGTGCGGACGGTTATCAGATCATCAGGACGGACTAGCCTAGTCAGGTCCGATACTGTAACGCCGTTGACCGCCACAATGCTCGGCACAGAATCAGTGTTGATGCCGCAACGGCCAAGAAATCGGACAAGCGTCTCGCCAGGTAAAACGATCTGCCGGCGAATGGTTCTTTCCGCAGCGGCAAGCACCGGGTGCGGGCAGTGCGTGATCTGCGCCGTCAGGTCTTCCACTGATAATACCCTTCTATTTCCAGTCCGAGTCGTTTAAGGTCGCGCGGTCGGCTACGCACCGATCCAACCCGCGCTAGCGAGTGCAAAATCCATGTCTGTCCAGCAATCAGGCATACAATGCCGAGATGCCATTTCGATCCTTCAGCGTGCGTCATCACACAGGCGCCACCATCCACCGGCTTATCTATGCGGATGCCATAATCACCCAGCAGATCACCCGCATGGTTTCTTTGGCATGTATCAACCGGCATGGTTAGCCAGCGGTCAAATTCCGTCGCCTGGATTTCTCTAGCCAGCTCGGCGCAGTTAAAATCCGAATACGTGAGACCAATATAGGAATCTGACCAGTGTTTCAAAAAATGCCCTGCGCGGTATCAGGCGTGTAGGTGTATGGCACGCCTGGCAGGTTCAAAATATCCTCGTAGCCCAAACTCGCTGAAACAGTTTGAAACGTCGCCGTAATATCCGCCAGGTCTAGCGTTTGCGACCACTCGATCACTGTCACAATATTTTGAGCATTGCGCATACCGGCGCGTATGGTAGCGCTTGCACCCTGCGCTCCATTGGATGTTTCGACCCATTGCATCAGATCACGCGTGACGTTATCGACAGCGAGCCGCGCCTTCGGCAGCCCGCTCGACATGTCATCCGGTGGGATGATCGTGAATCCCATCGCGATATAGGTATCTCCGGCATAGACGACATCTTTCGTGTCCTGCACAATACGAATAGGCGTGGCGAGATCCGGATGCGTAATTTCCAGCAGGTATATCGGAAGCGCTGCCGCTGCGGTCGAATTGACAGCCTTCGCCGCGGTAGTCGAAATATTACGCGCCATTATTCAAGCGTTTCAAGTTGTACTGTTAAAATAGTCTGCGATATCTCGCCCTGAATAACCCGCGCATCCATCTTGTACTGCCCGCCATAAATTCGGGCCGTTTTAACTTTGTTATCTACTGGATCCGTCCAGGAAAACCAGCCCGTCCGCTCAATAATTCGGATGAACCATATTTTCCATTGAGCATATTCGGCTGTCGTCAATAGAATACGAACATTGCGAATTAGTGGCGCCTTACTCAGCACGCGCGCCTGTTTTGGTGGCCCGCTTTCCATCGGCGTTCGGATTACACCAGCCGCCGGTTCCTCGGTATAGCCGTCCGCCAACACTTTGGCATAGCTCGGCCAGGTTGCTGCGGTAGTCATCCGCCGCGCCTCAGTCCAAAGGCATTCTGCAAGCCGGACGCCATTGGCCCACCACTTTGTAAGTCCTTCAAGAACACATCCACCACGACACCATCAGCCGTTACCGTTGCACCCGTGCGCGACACTTCCTGTGGCGTTCCTTCATTCACAAGATTGACAGCAACAGGGACACTCCCGCCATTTGGCTGTATATACCCGCTAGATCCTGGCACCAGCAATTCCGGTCCATTCTCGCCAACCACATAGAACTTTCCCGGATTGACCATACCGCCCATCGCCCTCCCGCCGCCGAAAAAGTCGCCAATGCCTGACAGAAACGAATTGCCGGACCCGGACAGCCCTGAGAAAAAAGCCATTAGTAGTTTCTGCGCTAGGATCTCGGCAAGCATCCGTTTCAGCACATCACCGAAATTTTTGAGCATTCCATCCAGCCCTTCCGAGAATGGGTCGAACAGAAAGTCCGCGAACGCATCCTGCATGTTGCGTGCAGCCTGGATACCGAATTCATTTATTTCGTTTATGGCGGACTCCGCCACGGGTGCAAGGGAATCTATGGCTTCATGGACATTCAATGTTGCCTCGGCCCATTCATCCCAGGTAATCAAGTGTTTCTTTAGCAGGTAATCCAGTCGGCGCTACTGGCTATCGATGGCTGGTCGAAGAGGATAAAACTTACCATGTGCAGTTAAATGGCGATGGAACCGTTAAGAGGGATGGCAGTGGAGCCCCGGCCCTCGACCCTAATTGGCGAGTAGGTGATCCACTGAGAAACACCCTGTCGGTTAGTTTCCATCGAAGCTATATGCCGATTGCTGCCAAGGGTGATGATAGTGACGTAGGAGCACTCGTGCTGGATCCGACGAAAAACTATTTTATCTCCGTCATGCCGGATTCCGGTTACTCAATGGGCGGGACTGCTTTTAAAGGAGACCAGACCAGTGTAACGGTTTATGTAGGCAATTATCCAATTCCTACAGCACAGATTGCTGTCTTCATGCATGAGGATATTGCGCCAATAAATGGAGTCTGGGATCAGGGAGAGCAAGGTCTTGAGGGGTTTGGCATAATCCTTGAGGATGCGGGCGGCAAATACGGAGCTTCAGCTGGTGTCCAGAGCACTGATGTGTATGGTAATCCACTGTGTACTACCTACAATGCTGATGGGTCTGTAGATGTGCTTGGCTCTGGTTGTGTAACCGGTGCAGATGGCACCGTTCTTATCCAGAACCTGGCACCAGCTAAGTATGGTGTCATCGGTGTTCCACCAACTGGTTCTAAATATATTCAGACGTCAACTATTGAGGGTACCAGGCTCATTGATGCCTGGGTAAAAGCAAATGAGCCTCCTTTCTTTGGTGAGTTTGGACCTCCCGGGCCGCATGTGAATATCGGCTTTGCACCAGCAAATGCTGATAATCCCTATGTGGATTCTGAGGTTTTAACTGGTGGGTCAACAATTAGCGGTACCGTCGTGAATCTTCACCTTTCACGTCCACCAAATGGTACTTTTTACACTGGCGGTACTTTCCCGCATACAACTCCATGGGTTGGTCTAAATGAAGCAGCAGGGGGCGTGCTTGGTGATGGCCTGTATGCTGCAAGAACCGATGATGGTGCTTTTGCTATTCCCGATGTTCCGCCGGGGGAATATCAGCTCGTAGTTTGGGATGATAACATGGACATCGTTTTTGCCAAGAATACGGTGAACATCGATGCAGATGGCAACTGTAATGGTCTTGCCAGCTGTAATTTAGGTGATGTCGGTGTATTCCAGTGGTTTACCCGTATGGAAAATATGGTTTACAACGATGCCAATGGAAATTACACGGCAGACACTGGTGAAGGTATTCCGGAACAAGGCGTTAATCTGCGCTTTCGTGACGGCACAGTTTATCAGGCTTTTCCAACCGACGGTGATGGATTTGTTCCCTTTGATCAGGTGTTCCCGTTTTTTTCA